CTGGGGCAACGCGTACTCGCTCATCGACTACAACGGCGCCGGCCATGTGAAGGAAATCCTTCCGCTGCGGCCTGACCGAATGCTGCAGATCGTCAACAACCAGGGCCGCTGGTCCTACCAGTATCAGATGCCTACCGGCGAGATGAAGTGGTTCGATGAAGGATTTATCTGGCATCTGCATGGGCTCGGCTCAGACGGGCGGATTGGCTACAGCCCTATCCAGCTCATGCGTCAGGCCATCGGTTTGGGTCTGGCTGCGGAAAAGTACGGCGCGCGTTTCTTCGGAAATGATGCTCGCCCGGGCGGTGTACTCGAGCATCCTGGGACGCTGAGCCCCGAAGCGCACACGAGAATGCGGGAGGACTGGGAGGCGAAGCACTCAGGAGTAAGCAAGTCGCATAAGGTTGCGATCCTCGAAGAAGGTACCAAATGGGCCGCGGTTGGGATCCCGCCAGAAGACTCGCAGTTCATCGAGACCCGCAAGTTTCAACTGCAGGAAATTGCCCGAATGTATCGGATCCCGCCGCATATGCTGGCGGATCTTGATCGGGCGACGTTCTCCAACATTGAGCATCAGTCGATCGAGTTCGTCGTGCACTCGATCCGGCCCTGGCTCGTGCGTTGGGAACAGTCCATCAAGCAGAGTCTCATGATCGAGCGCGATCGGTCGCGGTTCTTCCCCGAGTTTCTGGTCGACGGGTTGCTGCGCGGCGACATTGTGGCTCGCTACGCGGCTTACGCCCAGGGTCGCCAGAATGGGTGGCTGAGCGCGAACGATATCCGCGAGCTGGAGAACATGAATCCGGTTGATGGTGGGGACGTCTATCTGGTGCCGCTCAATTTGATCCCGGCCAGGTCGGCCGGCTCAGATCGGGTTCTGGCAGCAATGCGAGGGTATCAGCCCGTAGCAGCTGAACTAACAGCTGAGCCCGACCCACTGCCCGCCCGAGGAGTGACACTGGAGCAGCGGTCACCGGAAGGGCGCCGGCGCTTGGCCAGGGCCTATCACGATCTCTTCGCCGAGACGGCCGGCAAGATCGTTCGGCGTGAGGCCAACGAGATCCTGCAGAAGGCCAAAGCGCTTCTACGGAAACGGGATGTGCCGGCGCTGAGCCTATGGCTGGATCAGTTCTACGAGGAACACCGCGACTTCATTCATCGGCAGATGCAGCCCGTCCTTCGGTCCTATGGCGAGCTGGTTGTCGCCGATGCGGCCGACGAGATCGGGGTGGATCCGCTCTCCGATGAGCAGCTCGATGTGCTGGCCAAGGCCTACGTGGAAGACTTCGCGGCCCACCACATCGGGATCAGCCTGGCACAGGTTCGATCCGTGCTCCAGGAGGCGGTCACGGCTGGCGAGGATCCGGTGGCCGCGCTCGAGGCGCGGTTCGGTGAGTGGGAAGAGGTGCGGCCGAACGAGATCGCCGATATCGAGACAGTGCGATCGGGCAACTCGATGGCGGTGTCGCTCTTCGCGGCGGCTGGCGTAACACTGCTGCGGTGGCATGCTTTCGGGAAGAGTTGCCTTTATTGCTCGAGCATGGACGGTCGGGTTGTTGGGATCCAGCAGGCGTTCCTTGGTGCGGGGTCCGAATTCATGCCTGATGGGGCTGACCGGCCGATGGCAGCGGAATTCGACGTCAGGCATCCGCCACTCCACAACGGATGTGATTGCATGGTCACCGCGGAGATTGGCTGAGGATCGCCGGCGGCGTTTTAGGAGGTTGGGAATGAGTGCGATCGCAGTTCATCACACAGAGACAGACGACGGCGCCTGGGACGGGCCGGCGAATGAAGCGCGTTTGAAGGCCGACGCCGGCGAGGCTTACTACAAGTCGGCCTTCGCCTGGCAGGATCCGGACGGGGATCCGGAGACTAAGGCAGCATACAAGTTTCCGCACCATCTCATCGACGAAGAGGGCAACGTCGGCGCCGCCAATGTGAAGGCCTGCCAGACGGGCTGCGGCGTGCTCAATGGGGGCATGGGCGGGGCGAAGATCCCCGACGCCGATCGTCAGGGTGTCTACAACCACCTGGCAGCCCACTTGAAAGACGCCGATGTTGAGCCCCCGGATCTCCGGGCCGGGCCCGTGCCGGTAAGGGAAGAGAGATCCTTCCCGCTGCGGGAGATGCGGGTCATTAGTGATAACGGCGAGCGGAAGATCGTTGGCTATGCCGCGGTATTCGATCAGCTCAGCGTCGAGCTCTGGGGTTTCTGGGAGAAGATCGCGCCGGGCGCCTTTACGAAGACGATCCAGGAGGCCGACGTCAGAGGCCTTTGGAACCACGACTCGAACTATGTCCTGGGGCGGACGAAGAGCGGGACGCTGGCGCTCAGAGAGGACCCGATCGGATTAGGGATCGAGATCCTGCCGCCCGATACGCAATGGGCTCGGGATCTCATGGTGACGATCGACCGCGGCGACGTCGACCAGATGAGCTTCGCGTTTCAGGTGATGCGCGACCGCTGGGAGACAATCGAGGACAAGCTCGTCCGGACGCTGGAAGAGGTCGCTCTGTACGACGTCTCCCCCGTCACGTTCCCGGCCTATCCGCAGACAACCGTTCAACTTCGGGGGGATCTGCGGACCTTCGGTGTTCCGGTTAGCGAATTGCCGGAGTTCGTCAGATCGCTCGAGCGGATCGAGAAGGGAATGGCCACTCGGGACGATCTGCGGATGTTGCGCGCTATGACGGATCGTGTTCAGAAGGAAATTCCCGCTGCGCCGGCTCAGGGGAGCCACCCGGCGGATGAAGATGCGGAAGGTAAGGTTGCGCGTGCGCGCCATGCCCTTCGCAGGCGTGTCTTGGAACTCCAACTCTTGAGGAAAGGACCAAAGTCATGAAGAAGAATGCTCGGGAGCTTCGCTCCCAACGCGAACAATTGATCATCCAGGCGGGCGAGATGGTGAACGCCGCGGAGGGGGAGACCCGCGACTTCACGCAGGAAGAGCAGACGCAGTACGACGGCTTGCTCAGCCAGGCCGAGGGCCTGCTGCAGCGGGCTGAGCGGATCGAGTCCCTTACCGGTCTCGAGGGCAGCCTGGGCTCACGCCAGGCGCCGGCGTTGAACCGGATCCCCCGAGGCGACTCGGAGATTCGGGCGATGGCGCACTACGTGCGCACCGGCGACATCGGCGGCGTGCGGGAACTCTCGGAGCCCGACAGTGAATCGCAGGGCCCGGCCGTCGTCATCAATCTCCCCAGCAGGCGGGAGCTGCGCGCAGTAGACAGCACGATGAACATCACCACGGCCGCCGATGGTGGATCGCTCGTGCCGACCGGCTTTGCTGGCGCGATCGTCGCACGTCGGAACGAGATCCGGCTGACCGAAAAGCTGGGTTGTCTGAGGGTGCCCGGTAAGGGCACGACGGTGAACTACCCGTACGATAACGCCGAGCCGGTCGTCCTGGCGACGACTGCCGAGCAGGACGACGCGCACGCGCAGAGCTACCAGCGGGACACGCCCGTCATCGGCACCAAGGCGTTCACGCTGGTCAAGAAGACCAAGAAGGTCGAACTCACCGAGGAGATCCTGGACGACGAGGACGTCGGCCTGATGGACTTCCTCGCCGACTGGATGGGGCGGAACATCGGCTTGACGCACAACACCCTGCTCTTGACTGAGGTGGCCGCCAATGGCACCTCGCTCAAGACGTTCGCAGCGGCGGCCGCGATCGCGGCGGGTGAACCCGAGAGCATCGTCTTCAACAACGCGCTCGGGTTCTACCTGGACGACGGGGGGGCCGTCGGCTGGGTGATGCGCAATCCGACCTTCGGCGCCATCGCCTCGATCACGGGTAACCCGAGGCTGTATGCCCAGACCCCCGGCGGCTCGTTCGAGCACGAGCTGCTCGGCTACGACGTGTCTCTGTCGACCGCAGCGGCAGCCATCGCAGCCAGTGCCAAGAGCTGTTACTTCGGCAACTGGTTCTATGTCGGCTTCCGCGAGGAACCGGCGCTGCGGTTGATCCGAGATCCGTACTCGGTCGACGGCCTCGTGATCCTGAAGTACTCGTTCAGGACCGTCTACGGGGTCCTGCAGGCCGCGGCCGTGGGTTACGGAGTCCATCCGAGCGCCTAGTGCGTGATGTCCTGATCTTCACGCCCGTTCTGCGTCTCGAGCCGGAGACGGTCCGAGCGCTCATGATGCTGGAGTGGGAGGGTTCGCTCTCCCTCCTACTCCAGCGGGATAACCCGACCGGCGACCGGGTGCGGGATCACCTGCACCAGTACCAGCGGGGCAGGGAGGCCTTCCTGCGGGGCTCGTACGAGGCGATGCTGATCGTTGAGTCGGATATCGTGCCGCCGCCGGACACGTTGACTCAGCTGGCGGCCCTGGAATGCGACGTGGCCTACGGATGCACGGTGTTCCGTAACAAGGCTTGGTCGCATGTGGTGAACATCCTGGAGCGTTACCCTGGCCAAGCCCGCAACACCGGCGAGAGTCTCACGATCCGGGGTCTATGGCAAGAAGCGCTGCGCCAGGGCGTGATCGAGTGTAGCGGATCCGGGCTGGCGTGCGTCCTGATCCAGCGTCACGTACTCGAGGCCATCGACTTTCGCGTTGAGGACGGGACGTACTGCGACAACTGGTGGACCCGGGATGTCTATGAGGCGGGCTACAGCATGAAGGCGTCGACGAACGTTATCTGCGGGCACATCGACACGGATGGCTCGGTGCTTTGGCCTGAGAGGGCGACGGCATGATGGGATCTGGCACCACAGTTCTAATCCTCGGGGTGCAAGGCATGCTAGGGCACCGGCTGGCGCTCGATCTGCCGGCCCTCGGCTATGAAGTCATGGGAACGTGCCGGCGGCCGCCAGCCGAGCCTACGGCTTACGGCCTGCAGAGGCATCTAGAGGCCACGAATCGAGAGGCGCTCGACAATCTTCTGGCGGATCTGATGCCAGATGTCGTGGTCAACTGCATCGGTTGGGTCCGGCAACGGCCGGTCGATGGGCAATGGGCGGAAGCGATCCTCGTGAACGCTGTCCTCCCGCACTGGCTGTCCGAGACCTGTGGAGCCCTTGGGATCGGCCTTATCCATGTTTCGACGGACTGCATTGGGGACAACGACTGGTATGGTGCATCGAAGAGGCTCGGCGAGAATCTAGAGCATGGTGCGGTCCTGCGGACGTCGTTCATCGGGCACGAGCTCGAGCGGCGCCTGGGCTTACTTGAGTGGGTCCTATCTCAGCGGGGCCCAGTGGATGGTTACTACAACGTCCTCTGGAATGGGCTGACGACGAACGAGCTGGCGAGAGTGATCGGACTCTACATCCTTCCTGGCTTGAAGTCGCTGGAAGGGAAGATCTGGAATGTTTGCGGGCAGGACATCAGTAAGTGGCAGCTTCTGCAGAGGATCAATCGCATTTATGGGTGTGGGCTAGAGATCAAGCCCGCTCGCGAACCCAGGGCCGATCGTCGGCTCGACGGCACGGAATTCCAGGTGCTCACGGGACACTGGCCACGAGACTGGGATCAGCTCTTGATCGAGATGAGAGAGGCCGAGGCCGTACCGGCCTGAGAGGAGATCGAGATGAAGGTCGTTGCATTGAAGAGCTTTGTGGCAGAGATCGGCGGTCGCACCATCCACGCCGACGAGGGCCAGGAATTGGACGTAGATCGCGATACCTACGCTGGGATCGCCGGTCTAGTCCAGAAAATCAAGCCGAAGGCTAGCGGGCCTGCCTCGGAAACGGCGGCGATTGAGCCATCGGAGAATGAGGCGATGCCCAGCCCTCGGAAGCATAAGAAAGGCTAAGACCAGGCGGTAGGCGATGAGCAATCTGTATGTAACGCCGGCCGAGATCAAAGACAACGCGCCGGACGCCATTCGGGCGGCGACGACGAAGTACGACGACGTGCTGACCCGGATGGCCGGCAACGCCAGCCGCGACATCGATCGGTGGTGCCGGCGTGTCTTCTATCCGTGGTCGGG